TGTTGGTACGGTTGAACGTAGTTGAAGTATGAACCTTCACGTTCTTGGAATCTGTCATGTCCGTTAAGTTGGAGTTTAGCGGTTGATGTTGGATTATGACCGTAATCAAAAACACGGAGATTTGTTCGCCATGCCGTTGAGTTAGTACCGGCATTCAATAAGTCATTGAAGTTAAGAGCATCAATACCAGTTGAACCAATACCAGCGTTAGTGCTAATTGTACCATCGCCTGAGTTAGCAATGTTGATTAAGTTTTGTAATCCAGATGGGGATGTGTAGCCAACACCACCGACTTGTTTAGCCGTTGGGACACTACCAGTTAATGGGAGTGAGAATGGAAAGTTTCCGACTAAACTTGAAGCACCACCCATACCACCACCAAGAGGATCTTGTGGAGTACCACTGAAGTATGATTCGTCAACACGGTCAGTGTAGTTGAACCATTGAGGACCACCGACGGCATCAGTAGCAACGGTATCGACGTTAGAGTCTGGTTGAACAACCCAAACTAATTCTTTACATGGGTGATTGAAGTTAAGTTTAATCTTGTTGCTAACACTATTAACTGATTCATCACCAGTGAATTGAAGTTGTTCAATCAAGTATTCGTGTGAAACTTGAGCAAAACGACGACGTTCATCAGTATCTAAGTAGATGTAATCAACCCATAAGGCAGCCGCGACTAAAGCAGGGCGTGTAACACTACCATTAGCCCAATAGCATTCTGAGGCAGCACGGAATTCAAGATTAATCTTGACTTCGTGGTATTGAAGGGCAATTAATGGAAGAGCAAGACCGGGGTTACGACAGAACCAGAATTGAAGTGGAACGTAAAGTGTGGTTTGTGGAATACAAGCTGTGCTATCACATGGGTTATTAGCACTGACGGTTCCGGCATCACCACTAATAACTTGAGTTAAACGTGGGACGTTACCAACCATACGAGCATAACCTGATTGATGTCCAGCGGTTTGTGTAAGTTCGTTCCAGATATGGAGCCAGTCACCGTAGTGTTTATCGATTCTTTGACCACCGATTTCAACTTCGACATTCTTGACAAGAACGTGTCCAATCCAGTTGAGCCAACGGAACGATTGAGTGCTAGCAGCAGTAGCAACTTGTGGTAAAGTTACTTGAAGCCAGACACGGTTGATGAGATCACCATTACGACTAATAGTACATGTGACCTTCTTTCCAAAATCGGCAGCACCACTGAAGGTTTGTTCAATTGATTCCATTGAAAAGTTGGTATGTCTACGATAGACAACTTTAAAGAAGGTAATTTGAGGGTTACCTGATAAGTAAATATCTTGAGCACCATAGGCTACAAGTTGCATTAATCCGCCTCCCATTATTTTGGTTTTTTATTCTAAGAGATTTAACTTATAAAAAGAAAAAAAAATTAAAAATAAATCAAAAATAAAACGAATTATCTTCTTCATCATAATTGTCATCACCTATATTTTACCCTAATTTTATTATAATTATACCCCATTAACATAATATTATTTTAATTATAAACCATAAAATAACCCTAGATTAGATTCGAAAAAATAAATAAAAATATCTTTTTACGTTTATTTTTATAAATTTATTTTCTTATTATAAATAATATGTTCTAGACAACAAAAATTATATATAAATTATTTTAATCAACTATTTATATTTTACTTTTTGATAAATTTTACTTTTTAAATTTACAAATCATTCTAGATAAATAATCACAAATAAATCATTTTTATAAAATAATGATGTTTTATTTTTTTAATTAATTGATTACCATTACAATAAAGTTCTTTAAGTGAATTAGGCAGTTCTTGTAATATTGTTAATCGATTATCATAACAATCAATACATTTAAGTGATTTAGGAAGTTTTGGTAATACACTTAACTGATTATATGAACAATAAAGATATTGAAGTGAATTAGGAAGTTTTGGTAATACACTTAATTTATTATTATGACAATCAATATAATCAACTTTATTATAACTTATAATTTTGTTAAATGAATTAAAATAATATAATTTATTATCATTTTGATATTTAATTTTGACTTGATATTTAATTTTGTATTTAATTTTGTATTGATATTTATTTTTTGTCATTCTAGAAATACTAATATTGTTAATAAAAAATAGTATAAATAAAAAGTAAAATCAATTTTTTATTTACAAATCATTCTAGACAAAAATTCACAAATAAATCATTTTTATAAAATAATGATGTTTTATTTTTTTAATTAATTGATTATTAGAACACATAAGTATTTGAAGTGAATTAGGAAGTTCTGGTAATACACTTAATTGATTATAATGACAATATAGTATTTGAAGTGAATTGGGAAGTTTTGGTAATACACTTAATTGATTATCATAACAATTAAGTTCTTGAAGTGAATTAGGAAGTTCTGGTAATACACTTAATTGATTATAAGCACAAGAAAGTTCTTGAAGTGAATTAGGAAGTTTAGGTAATACACTTAATTTATTCCATTCACAAGAAAGTTCTTGAAGTGAATTAGGAAGTTCAGGTAATACACTTAATTGATTAAAATAACAATTAATATAAACAACTTTATCATAATTTGTAATTTCTTCAAATGAATTAAATTTATATTCATTACCATCATTTTGATATTTAATTGTGATTGTCATTCTAGACTATTTATTTTTTTTAATGGGGAATATTAATTAATACACAAAATCAATTTTTTATTTACAAATCATTCTAGACAAAAATTCACAAATAAATCATTTTTATAAAATAATGATGTTTTATTTTTTTAATTAATTGATTATTTTCACAAGAAAGTTCTTTAAGTGAATTTGGAAGTTTTGGTAATACACTTAATTGATTTTCTTCACAGTAAAGTCCTTCAAGTGAATTTGGAAGTTTGGGTAATACACTTAATTGATTATCATCACAAAAAAGAATTTGAAGTGAATTTGGAAGTTCTGGTAATACACTTAATTGATTATTACCACACAAAAGTTCTTTAAGTGAATTTGGAAGTTCTGGTAATACACTTAAATTATTACTACTACAATGAAGTTCTTTAAGTGAATTTGGAAGTTCTGGTAATACACTTAAATTACTATTATTACACCACAGTTCTTTAAGTGAATTAGGAAGTTCTGGTAATACACTTAATTGATTACCATTACAATAAAGTTTTTGAAGTGAATTGGGAAGTTTTGGTAATACACTTAATTTATTCCATCCACAAGAAAGTTCTTGAAGTGAATTTGGAAGTTCAGGTAATACACTTAATTGATTTAAATAACAATTAATATAAACAACTTTATCATAATTTGTAATTGCTTCAAATGAATTAAAATAATATTCATTACCATCATTTTGATATTTAATTTTGATTAACATTCTAGACTATTTATTTTTTTTAATAAAAATATTAATTAATATTCAAAATCAATTTTTTATTTACAAATCATTTTAGACAAAAATTCACAAATAAATCATTTTTATAAAATAATGATGTTTTATTTTTTCAATTAATTGATTACCATTACAATTAAGTTCTTTAAGTGAATTTGGAAGTTTAGGTAATACACTTAATTGATTATTATTACAATAAATATATTGAAGTGAATTAGGAAGTTTGGGTAATACACTTAATTGATTATTATAACAATAAAGTTCTTTAAGTGAATTGGGAAGTTTGGGTAATACACTTAATTGATTATTACAACAAGAAAGTTCTTGAAGTGAATTGGGAAGTTTGGGTAATACACTTAATTGATTATATTTACAATAAAGTATTTGAAGTGAATTAGGCAGTTTTGGTAATACACTTAATTGATTAGCTCCACAATAAAGTATTTCAAGTGAATTAGGAAGTTTGGGTAATACACTTAATTGATTATAATAACAATTAAGATCTTGAAGTTGATTTGGAAGTTTTGGTAATACACTTAATTGATTATTACAACAAGAAAGTTCTTGAAGTGAATTAGGAAGTTCTGGTAATACACTTAATTTATTATAAAAACAATGAAGAATTTGAAGTGAATTAGGAAGTTTTGGTAATACACTTAATTGATTATTATGACAATATAGTATTTGAAGTGAATTAGGAAGATTTGATAATACACTAAATTTATTCCCTCCACAAGAAAGTTCTTGAAGTGAATTAGGAAGTTTTGGTAAAACACTTAATTGATTTAAATAACAATTAATATTAACAACATTATCATAATTTTGAATTTCTTCAAATGAATTAAATTTATATATTTTACCATCATTTTGATATTTAATTTTGATTGTCATTCTAGACTATTTATTTTTTTTAATAAAAAATATTAATTAATATTCAAAATCAATTTTTTATTTACAAATTATTTTAGACAAAAATTCACAAATAAATCATTTTTATAAAATAATGATGTTTTATTTTTTTAATTAATCGATTATTAAAACACCAAAGTGATTGAAGTGAATTAGGAAGTTCAGGTAATACACTTAATTGATTATATGTACACGAAAGTTCTTTAAGTGAATTAGGAAGTTCAGATAATACACTTAATTGATTAAATAAACAATGAAGTTCTTTAAGTGAATTAGGAAGTTTTGCTAATACACTTAATTTATTACTACAACAATTAAGTGTTTGAAGTGAATTAGGAAGTTCTGGTAATACACTTAATTGATTACAATTACAATATAGTATTTGAAGTGAATTGGGAAGTTTTGGTAATACACTTAATTTATTCCATTCACAAGAAAGTTCTTGAAGTGAATTAGGAAGTTCTGGTAATACACTTAATTGATTTAAATAACAATTAATATAAACAACTTTATCATAATTTGTAATTTCTTCAAATGAATTAAAATTATATTCATTATCATCATTTTGATATTTAATTGTGATTGTCATTCTAGACTATTTATTTTTTTTAATAAAAAATATTAATTAATATTCAAAATCAATTTTTTATTTACAAATCATTTTAGACAAAAATTCACAAATAAATCATTTTTATAAAATAATGATGTTTTATTTTTTTAATTAATTGATTACCATTACAATTAAGTTCTTTAAGTGAATTAGGAAGTTCAGGTAATACACTTAATTGATTATTATAACACATAAGTTTTTTAAGTGAATTTGGAAATTTTGGTAATACACTTAATTGATTGTCCCAACAAGAAAGAATTTGAAGTGAATTAGGAAGTTCAGGTAATACACTTAATTGATTATTATAACAGCGAAGTGTTTGAAGTGAATTAGGAAGTTCTGGTAATACACTTAATTTATTCCATCCACAAGAAAGTTGTTGAAGTGAATTAGGAAGTTTTGGTAATAAAATTAATTGTTGTAAAAAACAATTAATATTAACAACTTTATCATAATTTGTAATTTCTTCAAATGAATTTAATTTATATGATTTATTATCATTTTGATATTTAATTTTGATTGTCATTCTAGAAATACTTAAAAAAAATAATAATGATAAAAAATAAATCAATTTTATATTTACATGTCATTCTAGACAAAAATTGATTTTTTTGAATTAGGAAGTTCAGATAGTGAAAATGGTTTATTGGTTTATTGGTTTATCATAAAAATACCATTGATATGGTTGTGATTTATTTTTATCATTTTTAATAGCATTTGGTATATCTTTATTTCGTAAATAATAAGATTTGTTATTGGTTTTATCTGATTTCTCTAAATACAAATATGTTCCTCTAGATTTGGATTTTAGAAAAAATATATTTGGATTAAATATTGAAAATTCAACTTGAAAAACTTCATTATCATTATTGATATCACATGTTCCAGTATCATCTAAAACACTACCTTTAATTTTTAAACAATTTGAAATTGTATCAGTTTCTTTGTTAATTGGTTTAACAAAATATGAATTGGGTGTTTCAGCTCCAGTATGTGCTAGATAATATATTTCATTCGTATTTGAATTAACTATTTTTGATTCGACTACTAAGTCTAGAAAATTAAATATACTATATTGAGAACTCCTTTTAGGTGTTCCATGCCATCCATATGATATTTCTTCTTTATTATCTAGATTATTCAAATTATCGTTTTCTTCTTCGATTCTTGAATCACGCAAACATTCTTCTTTAATTTTATAGAAATCACGTTTTGTATCATTATATGTTCGATTTGGAAAATATACAACATTGTATGGTTTAAAACTCGGATGTTTATTTGTCCAAACTGAACCATCTAATTTAGCACCACTACCTCTATCTCTCCAAATTCGTGTTCCTACTTGTGGTATTTGTTCTAAACAAGATTCTTCAATACATCGAATTGGATGATTTTCATCACGACCATAAATCTCAAATGGATTTTTATAAGTATCTTTACCAGCAATACCTCCAAAACATTTAAATTTTTTACCATCTTTTGTAAAATTTTGTGGCATCCAAAAAACTGTATCATGTTTTCCACCTGAGCCTCTATCATTCCACATCATGTCATATTTTTCAGGAATCGCAACATATGGTGATGAACCATCAACAAGAACTGTTGTATTTAATAAACCTTCTTTATTACTAACATCAATACTTGTAATTTCACTTTTTTGTGTTCCGAATTCCTTAAAATGTCTTTCAGCATGTTCCCCACCATATTTTCCAATTGCCACATCACCAAGTGGATAATATGTTCGATTTTGATATTTTATCGGTTTCGCTCTCCATATTTCTAAATCCTGTTTAGCACCAGTTCCACGGTCATTGTAAATCCATTCATATATATTCGATTCAATTGATGGAATTTTAGCATTAGAACCCTTATATTCTTTCTCCTTTGATAAACAATTAGCAACTTTTACCGGTTTAAATTCATTTGGAAGTCCCCAATAATAAACATCATATTTTTTTATTTCATCAAACGGATTAGTTTTATTGATTGAAATAGCTTCCCATTCATTATCAGCCCCATGAGTTTCCAACCAAGTTTTAAAACGAGATTTATCTGATGATGAATCGGCATCAAATAATAAATTTATCCATATAATCCATATTTGACCTAAGTATTCTAATATTTGTGATGAATCTTTGATTCGTGAAACTTCTTTAAATTGAGGGCTATGACACATTCTTTTAATAGTTTCTTTTACAAAACTATTGTTAATAATTAATGGTCTAGTAGATTCTTTACGATCATGTTTATTGATTAAATTATTAAATTCATATGTTAATTTATCTAGAATAATTTTTTGACATAAATCTTCTTTACAAGTTTCTTCACATCTAGCCGGATCACCTTTTTCTCCAACTGGTCCCATTTCACCACTTATTCCGGGCGGTCCCTTTTTATATCTTAAAACCATAAAAAAAATACCTGAACTTATTACATTAAGAATACTAAGGATTGTAATTAAATAAAGAATCCAGAATAATAAAAACATTATAGGATGTGTTATTGTTTCTGATAATTTTAATCCAATAAATAAGGCAATTATAAATCCAAAACTTCCTAAAGCTAAATATATTAAAAACATTTTACTTATTATTTAGGAATTTATTTTTCATTTTAGATAAGTTTTCATTTTTAGATAAGTAAAAAAATATTCATTGATTCACACACTCCTCACGAATTGTGAATGCGCATATTCCAATGACTCAATTTCTTAGAATCACGAGACCTCCCATTCTTGATGGTGAGTCGAAGCTGTGAGTATGGACTCAACGAAATCATATGATGATTGTCCTGATGATTCCATGAAATCAACTCCTTGGTGATGGTTCCATCTATCCCAATGGAAACATGAGGAAGAACTGGATCACGAGAACCACCAAGTGTTCCCCACTGAATGCGACGAGGATTCTCGGAAAGTGTGATGACAGCACGATACACCCCATCAACCGGCACGTATTCCACCGAGGCATAAACGGACACACCATCCTGATCGGTGAAAATCATATTTGTCAAATTGGTTGAGCAATTGACAAAGTGATGGTAAGCACTTAGGATGATTGAAGAACAAACATTTCTGAGTGTCTTCGTCAGTTCATCATTCGACATCTTGCGATAGTTTCGGAGTGTATGTCTGACATTCAACTTCCTCATTGACCAAGAAGAAAGAAACCTCGCCATCCGAACAAGAACCGCTCGAGAAACCCGATTCTTACTTCCCAAAAGCTCATTCATGTCTCGTCCAAATGAAGGAAAATCCATTCTGAAGTGAACGTTTGGAAGAACGTGTAATTAATAATATTATAATAGGCAATCGGAATTCAATTTTTTGACTATCAATTAATATAAAATGAACAATAAAAAATATGTTTTATTAGGAATTGATGAATATGAATTGTTGAATATGAATATTATAAATTAATTACGATCAATTTAGTTTGAGAGTTAAATTGTTTAGTTCATCAATTTCAATATGTGGAATATGATTTTCATATATTGCCAATCGATTTGATTGTGATAATCTAAATTTTCCAACTTCATTTCGTATAATAACAACTGAATTACCAAGACTATCCATCAAACACAATCGGTTAAGATTTGGAAAATTCACTGTCATTTCAAAAGCACTATTGAGGAAGTTGTTTACATTAGTTTCTAACATTTCCAATTGTGATTCTTTCAAACCAAAACTCATTCCAAGTTCAATCAATTGATTGTAATTCATTGGATTATTATTAATAAGACATTTAATAAATTTTGACAGTATAGTAATATTTAAAGGATGAATATTTGTTGAAGTCATGTAAAGAGATTATGTATCTGTAATCAAAACAAAATAATAATATAATAAATTATATAAAAAAACAATTTTTAATCATAGTTATGAGTAAAATTATCTAAAAATATGTAAGTTATCTAAACATATGTAAAAACCCCATCATTCAAAAAAGTTTGGGTACCTTCCTCCCAATAATTTTTGTATCTTGGCACATCAAAATCGCTTTCCACTTCTCAGGCTCATTAGAAGTCGTATCGTCGGGATTCTCAGTACCAAAAAACACTTTGAAACGTTCGAGAGAGATCTCAGAAGCTTGTTCTTCACAAATTTTATTCCACGAATGCGGGTTGATTGTAAATTTGCGTTCCTCATCAATCTTGACCTCGAGATAGAAGCAATCCATCACACCACTTTTGTAAGCCAATGATAAGACGTTTGTTTCAGATGTTCTGTACAAACCCATACCCTCACGCACAATAAGGATTGAATTCCCAAAACAATCTGTAAAGAGAAGTCTGATGACTGGTTTTCCCTTGCGGTTTGTGTATTTTTGTTCATCGACTTCGCGAAAGACACGTCCAAGAAACATGTTTATGTCTTGCTTCAACCAGTCAATCTCATCTTTTGTTTTCTCAGGGAAACACATTCCAAAACTCTGTCCCAACTTGACATCATCATCCGTCAAATTGTTGGATGTGAATTTGTCATCCTGTGCTGTTAGACGTGAAAGAAAACTCGCCAAATACAGAAGATTCACAGGGATATAATGGGACGTTTTGAAGCCCACATTTTTCTTTGAAGGCTTGCCCTCAGAAGGATTGCCTATCTCAAAAGTGTTCTTTAGACAACTACGCAACGCCATCTTGAAAATCAAAGAATGTAAAATAATAAATTATACTTGTATTAAAAAAAATCAATTTTTATATATAAATTATACCAAAATAATCCAAAAAAATAAAAAATTTGTTTTTGTTTTTTTTCACTCTCTCACGTGAACTTCTCAGTTGGTCGGATCCTCGTCATCCGAGACTGGAGTCTCAGACGCGGGGATCTTCTCAACCTTCTCCTGTTGGACAGGATGAAGGTAAACGTTCCAATCCCTCAGATTCACAGAATCTGATGACGCACCCTTCTTGACGCTGAAGTCAATCACTGAGTTTCCAACCTCGTAGGTCAGAATGTTCTTGTCACAGATGTACGACCATGTGATGGTCCGTCCCGTCATCTCTCCGTCCTTGCCAATCGAAACATGGACAAGGGCAAACCCCTTTGAGGTCTTGTTCCAGAACATACGATCAGAGTTCTGAAACATTGAAATATGACCATCCTCCCGAGACTCGACAATCACGAAGGTTGTGCCGTTGGCGTCCGTCAGAAGAATCTGACTAACATCTGGGACGATTCCCCGCGCGACCGAAAAAGCCTTCGCAAAGAGTTCGCCAATCTTCCCACTCAGAGAAGCACACATTGCCTGATAGGCATTCTCCTCCTGTCGCTTCAGATTCTCCAGAGTAAGCTCACGTTGACGCTTCGAGACGCGCTGTGGGTTTGCCTTCTGTCGTCGAGGCTCTTGAGAAGCCTCTTGAGAAGCCCCCTGAGAAATCCCAAAGGACTTCGCAAGACGCTTCACCTGATCAGGTGTTGCATTCCATGTGAGGAAAAGGAAACACATATACAGAGAAACCAAACCAAGTCCAACTGGAGTCTTCGCCTTTGGGGGCTTCGTCTCTGTAGGCTGAGCCGTTGTAGTCGCGACTGTCTGTTTCCCATCATCTCCAAGGATCGCAAAACGGTTCGCCGTCGCCATGGTTGAGAGAAGTTCAAAACACACGGTTGTGTAAGTAATATGTATATAATAATAAATTTATAAATCAATTTTTTGATTATGTATAAACCTAAAATAAACCAATTTTATTTTAGATAATAAATAAAAAATAATAGATTAATAAATTACTAAATTAATTACTAATAATATCAAGATTAAAATTATTTTCGGAATCAAATGTAAATGTTAGAGTGTTTCCAAAATCATCATATATAGATATTATGTTAGAAGTTGGATAATGTGTTCGTGAATAAGTGATAATATTGAGACACATTTGTGTAAATTGTTGGTTAATCTTTTCAATAGTAATCTTCAAATTTTGATTGTGATCGAACCAACTACGAGTTCCAAAATAATATGGATTATGATAATCTATTTCTTGATGTCCAAAGATATTACAAATATGATTAAAATCTGGATTTGTTATTACATCACCAATTACCTTTGTAAAATTGTTTAGATAATAGTTATAAAGAATTACCAGATTACATTCTGAAAAATTATGTTCCATTAATTAAAATAAATACAGTAATGATAGAGTTAAAAAAATATATTTTATTATTGATAAATCAATTTTTTATTATAAATAGGGGCTAAAAATACAAATAAGGGCTAAAAATACAAATAATATGTTATAAATAAATTATTTTATATATATAATTAAAATTATGATATTCATATTTGTAAATATTATTTTTATCAAATATGAATAATTTAGTAGTTGTTGGTAATTCTGAAAATAATGAAATGTTATTAAATTCACACCGTATATTTATAATATTTATTGGTAGTTCAGGTAATATTGTTAAATTATTATTAAAACAAGAAAGTTCTACAAGTGAATTAGGAAGTTCTGGTAATTCACTTAAATAATTACAATGACAAAACAGTTCTGTTAAGGTATGTGGAAGTATTGGTAATTTAGTTAAATTATTATAAGAACATATTAATTTGGTCATATTATTTGAAAATTTAGGTAAATCTGTTATTTGATTATCGAAACAGTAAAGTCTTTCAAGACTATTCGGAAGTTCTGGTAATAATGTTAATTGATTATATGAACAATCAAGTTCTATAAGTGAATTGGGAAGTTTTGGTAATGATGTTAAATTATTACTAGAACATGACAATACTTGAAGATTAATTGGTAAATTGTTAATCGTAATAATTTTATTACATGAACATTCTAGATAAACAATATTTGTAAAATTTGTGAAATCAGGCAAAACAATTATGTTATTAAAACCACAATGAATATTACTAATTGTTTTTGGTAAAATATTTGATATTGAAATTAATTTATTATGTCTAATTTTTAATATTTGAAGAAATTGTGGTAGTTTTGGTAATAGATTTCCATCAAAAAATGAATTATCAATTTCTATAATATTATCATAATTACGAATGTCATTAATATTTCCAATTTCAAAATAATCTTCATTATAATATCTGTATTTTATTTGAATATTCATTTTAGTTATTACCAAAAATATTAAAAATATTAAATCAATTTTTTAGAAGTCGATAATCTTTGTTAAATATTTATATATTTTATTATATTTACCATTATTAAATTTATTATTTGATATATTAAATAAATTTATCCAATATGGTAAATTATGAAAGAATACTAATTGATTATAAGAACAATCTAAATATGTTAAAGATGATGGTAAAATCGGTAATGAAATCAATTGATTATGATTACAAATAAGTGTTTTTAAAGAAGATGGTAAATTAGATAATGATTTTAAATTATTATATGAACAATCTATAGATGTAATAAAAATCCCCATTATTGGTAAAGAAATTAATTGATTATGGTTACAATTAAATATTTGTAAAGAATTTGGTAAAGTAGGTATTGTAGATAAATCATTATTTGAACAATCCAATTGTTTTAGAGAATTATTTAATGGTGGTAATGATTTCAATTGATTATTATTACATGATAAATATACAAGAGAATCACCTAAGACAGGTAATGAAGATAATTTATTATACGAACAAGATAAATGTTTAATATAATTATTTAATGGTGGTATTGAAGTTAATTGATTATATGAACAATTTAGAGATTCTAGATATATTCCAAATGTTGGAAATGATTTTATATTATTAAATGAACAATCAATATCTAGAATATTATTTGGAAGTTCTGGTAATTCAGATAAATTATTAGCATAACAATAAAGTGTTTGTAATGTATTTGGAATTAGTGGAAGTGAATATAAATTATTTTTGTCGATTTTTAATTCTAGAAGGTATTTTGGTAAAATTAATATAAATGATAATGGTATATTCCGAAATTCTAGATGACTGATATTATCAAAATTGTCAATTTCATGTGAATATGATGTATTATCAAAATTGTCAATTTCATGTGAATATGATGTATAAATTGTATTATCATTGTAATATTTATAATATATTTCCATGTCAAAAATTAAAATATATATTATAATTAAATCAATTTTATAAAGTATTCCCAGTTGCTGATTTTTGAAGTCCCCATTTGAATTTATCACTTACATTTCCACTATCAATATCTGATTGATTTAAATATGTATTTCTTTCAATTGGAACAGATAATTTACTTTGATTAATGACTGATTCTAGATATTTTCCAGTTGCTTTATTTTTTAAGAAAAAGAATTCTTTAGTATTTTTAGGGAATACTACAATCCAAAGTTCATGTTCATTATTTAAATCACATTTTCCACTTCTATAAACGTAATCACCTTTAGTTAATAAACATAATTTATAATCATCTGTATGACGATTATAATAATGAATTGTATATAAATTTTTATCATGTAATTTCGCATTAACTAATAGATAACGTGTATTACTTTCAAGATTGGTAATAATTGATTCTGGAACATTATCTAGAAATGAATTAATTGAATATTTTGGATTACGAACAGGGTCTCCATGCCATCCGATTGATTTATCGTCATTATATTCAATATTTGGAGGGTCAATTTTAACAAAAGATGATGGTTTAATACGATAATAGTCTGAACCATCTGATTTCAAAGGGTCATTATTGACTTTTGTATAATAATATTCTTTATATGAAGGATCTTTATTTTCATGACCGGATGAAAACATAGATGGTCTTCTACGACTAATATTAAAAAATCGTTTAACACTACTTGAATGTTTATTATAATTGCGATTTGTCCAAACACGTTCTTCTTTTTTAGGTACAGTTTCAAGAATCTCTTCAGAAATACATCGTATTGGTGTTGATTCTGGATTATTTTTAAATTTTTGATTTGGATCATCCCATCCAGATATAACACCAAAACATTTAAAATTACGTTCTTTACCATCAATACATTTTGAAGTGAAATCTAATGGTTTCCAAATTTGAATTCTAGAACGTTTACTTCGATGTCTATATTCATCCCATACTTTAACATATTTTTTAGGTGATTGTACAAAACGACTATCACCATTAACTAAAATTGTTGGTCTTGAGGGACCATCATTATTAGTAATATTTAAATCAATATTATTATGTTCTCCCATATCATTACCTTCAAATTCGCGAAAATATCGTTTGCTATTTTCTCCATTATGACGATTGGGTAATAAAATATCACCTAATGGATAGTATTTTCTATTTTTATAAGTTATCATTTTAGGTCGGTAAAACGAAACATTCATTTTAATTCCAGAACCTTTATCATCCCATATTTTTTCATAGTGATTTGATAATATGGCTTTTATTGATGGATTTTCCCCTTGAATCATTTCTTTATTTACAGCAGGATCACTACAAAACTCAATTTTTTGTGGTTTAAATAATCTTGACATTCCCCAGTGATAAACATCATATTTTTTAATTTCTTGACTTGCTTTCCCATCCATGTAATCATCAAACGTTTGATATATTTCAAACCAATTTTTAAAATTATCTTTTTCTTCAGATGTATCTAATTGATACATTATATCAATCCATTTTTTCCATGTTTGTCCTAAATAATTTATTAATTCTTTAGATGATTTTAATTTACTTATTTCTTTGGCTTGTTTGCTATAACACATTTGTTTAATTTTTTCATTAATATATTTATTATTTATTGGTAACCCATCTTGTTTAAGCATTTTATTATATAATTTTTCAATATATGATTTAACTTGAATAACACAAACCGATTTACTACAGTCAATATCACATTTTCCATTGTCTCCATCATTTCCAGTATCACCAGTTTGACCACGCAAACCAACGGGTCCTCTCTTATATTGAAGTTTAGAATGAAAAATGGCGGTAATGATCATATTAAGAAATGTTATCAGTGTTGCGATATATACAATCCATGACAAATTATAAATAATTGGATGTGTAATTTTACTAAACATTTTTAAACCAATATAAATACCTAAACTGAATCCTAATATTATTATTGAAACATACAAAATATACATATTATTTATATTTTATATTTCAATGAGAGTATTTTTTCGAATTTTTAAATAAGTAATATAAAAAATTGATTTACATAATCACATTTTATAAATAGTGATAAAAAACAATGGATACCGAAGATAATAATTGTCAATCTGAATCTCCTATTACCAGAATTGACCACATATTTAATACTATTAAAAAAGTAAAATTTATTGATGATGTTAAAATATATCCTTTAGATTTTAACCAATGTGAATCTAATCAAGAAGGTGAAT